AAGATCGACATAAACGCTATTGAGGGCCTGATAAAGGAGCCGGAGCCGGATTTGTCTGTTGATTCCGATGTGGCAGGCCCGGATAAGCGGTATCAGGTCATAGACAACGTGGCGGTCATACCCATACAGGGCGTGATCGCAAAACGGATGAACCTCTTCTCCCGGATCTCGGGCGGTGTATCTACCCAGTTAATTGGCCAGGACATAAAAGAGGTGCTCTCGGATGACGGGATAACCGGCATTATCCTTTATATTGACTCGCCCGGCGGGACGGTGGACGGGACCCAGGAGCTTGTGGATACTATTTATGAAGGGCGTGAGGTAAAGCCTATCGTCGCATTCAGCGACGGGATGTTGGCAAGCGGGGCGTATTGGATAGCTTCATCTGCCCATGAAATCTATATTTCAACCGATACTGCATTTGTGGGCTCAATAGGTGTCGTTGTTACCCATGTGGACTACTCCGAATATGAGAAGAAACTCGGCATCAAGACCACAGAGGTTTATTCGGGAAAATATAAGCGCATTGTGTCCGAGCATAAACCGCTGTCTAAGGAAGGAGAACAGACGCTGAAGGACGTTACGGATTATATCTACACGGTGTTTGTGGATAGCGTGGCCCGTAACAGGGGCACGGACGCGGAAACGGTCCTTAAGGATATGGCGGACGGAAGGGATTTTATAGGCCAACAGGCGGTGAACGCCGGCCTGGTTGACGGTATCATGAATTTTGACACGGTTTTAAATGACCGGCTGCCGGTGTTGCAGGCGGAAAGGAATGAAGATGATTTTTTCAGTCAACTTAACAATCAGGTAAAACAAGGAGGATAAAAATGCCTACATTAGCTGAAATGAAAGAAAAGTACCCGGACGTGTACCAGTCTATATTTGATGAGGGTGAAAAGGCCGGCCTTGCAAAGGGCCATGACGAGGCCGTTAAGCAGGGCGAGACCGCCGGGTATGACAGGGGAAAGGCGGAGGGCCTTAAGGAAGGCGCGGAAACCGAGTGCAAGCGGATCAAGGACGTGGAGGCCCAGGCCCTTCCAGGACATGAAAACCTGATTGCCGAGCTCAAGTTCGACGGCAAGACGACCGGCGAACAGGCAGCAGTGCAGATCCTTCAGGCGGAAAACGTCATGAGGGAGACGAAAAAGGTGCAATTGGATGATGATGCCCCTGACGCGGTCGATGCCGCAATCCCGCCCGAGACCGAAACAGCGGCAGGGGATGAGAACCTGCCCGTGGAAGAGAAGGCAAAGAAAAAGTGGGACGCGGACGCTGAACTGAGAAAGGAATTTCTCAATGATTTTAACACATATCTTGCCTATGCAAAGGCGGATGATGATGGACGGGTGAAGATTTTGAATTAAAAATAAAGATTCACCACGAAGGGCACGAAGGACATGAAGAAAAACCAATAAATAAACGGAGGAAAAAGAGATGACCACATTAGCAGCAGATACTTACAGGGATCTTGAAGTCGGGGAACGCAACGAGTTTCCCGTAATCGCGGCGGATATCATATATGAAGGCGCGGCAGTCGGCGTGGTGGACGGCACCGGGCATGCCCAGCCTTTGACAAGCTCGGACCGGTTTGTCGGGTTCGCGGAAAAACAGGCGGACAATTCCGCAGGAGCCGCGGCCGCCATAAACGTCAGGGTCATCAAAAAGGGGGCCGTCAAACTCTCCGTGACAGGGGCGGTTATCACGGACGTGGGGCAGCCCGTCTACGCACAGGACGACAATGCTTTTTCGTTTCTCAAGGCCTCGGGCGTCTTTATCGGGTTTGTGCGCAGGTATGTTTCAGCGGGCGTGGCCATTGTGGAGTTTGACGCCGGCGTTTTAATAGACCCGCATGACGGGCTTTTGGCGGAAACCGTAGCAGTCGACAAAACGTTAGATGCCCAGGACACCGGAAAACTTATTCAGAATACAACGACCGGCAAAACAATAACCCTGCCTGCTGTTGCGGGCATGTCTTTTCGGATCGCCAATGCCGGTGCGTTCGGGACGGTGGAGATTGACGTGGCACCGAATGCTAATGATTTGATGATCTCCCAAGATTTAGGCGGGACGGATAATCACGGTCTCATAAACACCCTGGCAACGGCCAGACGAGGCGATTACCTGGACATCGAATACGGGGACGCCACCGGCTGGATCGTGACAAAAATGGTTGGAACATGGGCGGATAAGGATAATTCATAAAAAAGGTTCAACCCTGAACGGTGAACCCGGAACCCAATCTTATTAAGGAGGACACATAAAATGGGTATGGAAAAACTGACAGAAAGACAGATCATAGGGACGTTTTACAGGACCCTTGAGCAGGATATCGGGGCGTCATGGATCAGCCTGTTATCCAATTATTTCCCATCGGATCAGGATTCGGAGGAATACCCATGGCTGGGTATGGCCCCTGCCCTGCGCGAGTGGATCGGCGGCAGGAATGCCAAGGGATTCCGCGAGAGCAGCCTGACAATCACCAACAAGCATTACGAGGCAACCATAGATATTTTAGTCAAAAACCTCCGGCGTGACAAGTCCGGGCAGGCCCTTGTCAGGATAGAGGAGATGGCCAGGCGAACGAATGCGCATTGGGCCAGCCTGCTTTCCACCCTGATCGCGGCGGGCGAATCTACAACCTGCTATGACGGCCAGTATTTTTTTGATACGGATCACAGCGAGGGGGATTCCGGGACACAGGATAACGATATCACGGTCGATATATCCGCCGTGCCCGCCGAAAATCACGGGACTACTACGACCCCCAGCGTGGAAGAAATGCAGTGGGCCATTATGAAGGGAATCGAGGCGATTGTCGGGTTTGTCGATGACCAGGGCGAGCCCATGAACGAAAACGCCATAGGCTTTTTAGCCATGGTGCCGCCTACGTTCCTGCAGGTCGGGCTTCAGGCCGTGGCCACGCCCTTGCAGGTTTCAGCCAGCCAGTTGGCCCTTTCCGAACTGCAAAAAGAATTCACGATCAAGGTAGTGCCGAATGTCCGGTTGTCTTCATGGACCGACCGCTTCCCAGTGTTCAGGACGGACAGCGCGGTCAAGGCCCTGATCCGGCAGGAGGAAACGGGCGTGGAGCTCAAGGTCAAGGGGTACGGGTCCGAGTACGAGTTTGACAATGATGCGCATCAGTACGGCGTGGATACCTGGCGGAATGTGGGTTACGGGTACTGGCAGAATGCGTGCCTGGTTACCTTAACATAAAAAAGGTTCAAGGGTTCAACGGTTCAAAGGTTACAACCCCTGAACCGTGAACCCTGAACCATTGAACCGTAGGAGGTGTGCACATGGAAAAATACCGTGTTATCGGCCGGCCGCTTATTTTAAAAGGCGGCATTGTGGGGCTGACAAAGGAGCAGGCCGGGAGCCGGAGTTACTGCCTTGAACCGGTAAAAAAGAAAAAGGGCCTCTATGAGGTCACGGGAGAGGC